AGAAAGAGATTTTCATGAAGAATCTCAACTCCTTCGTAACACAGTATCCGAGCTTCACAACCGAAAAAACATCTAATAAGGCGGCAGAAACATACGACAGCATAGGCAACCTGAAAGCCGCGTCTGAAAAGGTCGAGGGCGGCGATATCACTTACGGTAAAGTCACCCAGGCGTACCAGACCACGATCACCAATAAAACGTGGACAAACGGTCTGGAATACACCTATGAGGCCGTCAAAGATGATCTTAGCGGCTGCATAAACAGCATCAGGGCAAAGGAACTAGCCCATACCATGCGCAACCTGGAAGAAGAAGTCGCTATCGGATGGCTTGACAATGCGTTCGCTACGGCGCTGGCTGACGGTAAAGTCTTGTGTGCGGACGATCATCCGTGCAAAGACGCAGCCGGAGTGACCAACGACACGCTGACAACCGGTGCGCTTTCTCCCGCAAACCTCAAAACGGGTTTGCAGATGTTCAGTCGCTTCAAGAATCATGCAGGTAAGCCTATGACTGCTCACGCAAACAGGCTTATCACACATGAAGTCAACATGTTTACCGTGCAGGAGATTTTGAAAAGCCAACTGCAGGCAAACGAAGTGTCCAATACAATCAATGTCCTGCCGTCATTACAGCAGGTCTATCTACGGTTCTTATCCTCTGAAACCGCCTGGTTCTTGGAAGATACCAACTTCACACATATCATCTTCCAGTGGCGCGAGAGAACCGGATTTGCGGCTGACCAAGACAACATCCGTACAAAGAACTACTACTTCAATGCGTTGGCGCGTTACAACTGCGGTGCACTTCCAAATATCGGTATTGTCGGCAGTGCTGGTTAAGGGGGTGCCATCATGATTAGAATAGGTGGCGGCCCATATTCCTTTACTGGCGGCATATCAGACATTCCCGGTTCGCCTGGAAAAATCTATTATGTTGACGGTAACGATGGCGTTGATACGCAGGACGGACTGTCATGGGAAACGGCAGTAAAAACGCTTGCGGTAGCATTTGCGCTAAGTAATGCAGATATTGCCTCTGGTGCGTTTGGCTGGACATCCAGAAACAAGATTTACGTCAAGAGCGACAATGACGAGGATGACAAGGAAACCATTATCACATTGCCCAATAAGTGTGATGTTATTGGCGTTGGGAGCTACGACCATAAACCGTATCCTGTGTTTATCGGCAACCATGTTATCGGAGCCGGTGCCTATATGGGGACGCGGTTTATCAATGTCGGTTTTCAATCGTTGGATGCCGGTGGGGTTATCTTCACTGTTCCTACCACGACAAGCGGCCTAGCGTTCATTGGTTGTACGTTTGATGGCCGTGGGACCACGCCCGCGACGAAAGCTATCGTCGCTACCGCCGTTGAACAGCTCACTATCCAGGATTGCCGCTTTATCGGTAAGTACAGTACAACCACTATCGACATCGGCACCGGATCGTCCCGTGCGCTATTGATTCGAGACAATCTGATTGAGTCCGGCGCAATCGGGATAACCGTACATGCTTCTATGACTTGTGCCGATGCGGTAGCAATGATCCTGAACAATGTGTTTGATGTCGTAACCCTTTTCATCGACGAATATTCGGACAAGGTTATTGTCGGTGGAAATCGTGGCAGAACACAGGCAGATGGCACAGTAGTACTAACCATAAACTATAACGACAACATGGCATATGACAACATATTTGCCCATACAGCAGGCGTGAGCCAGTATCCCGTTTTAGTCACAATACCGGCCTAAGGGGGAGTAACCCTCCCCCTTTAATTTAATTCAAGGAGAGTGCCAATGAGCAAAGAAAAACCGTATCGCAAAGTAGCTATTTTGGGGTTTGCCCCGTCGTGGGTAGACGCGCCGTTTAAGGACGAATCGTTTGAGATTTGGGCCTTGAATGAAATGTACAAACTGTTTGCCAAGAAACCGGAGGCGAGAGCAGACAAATGGTTTGAAATCCACAGCCCCGATTCGCCCAGCAAGAACACAAAAGAGCACAGGGCGTTTTTACAGAACTGTCAGATTCCATTGTACATGTGGGATCACTCAGAGGAATTTCCAAACTCCGTGAAATTTCCAAAGGACGAACTGCTTGACTTTTTCGGAAAGCCTTATGGTGAACCATTTAGGTACTTTACGAACTCTATATCGTGGATGATCGCATTTGCCATTTACGAAAGATACGATGAGATCCATGTGTACGGCGTAGATATGGCCGCAGACAGCGAGTATGGGTTTCAACGGCCATCCTGTGAATACTTTCTTGGCGTGGCGGCGGGAATGGGAATCAAACTCTATATCCCGAAGAACAGCGACTTATTGAAAGCAACGCTTTTGTACGGGTTTGAAACTGACAACGCGCAGCGCATAGCAAACAGAAAGCGCCAAGCTGACCTAAAGAGCAAAAAAACACAATATATAAACGAACTAAGCAATCTCAAAAACAGAGAAAGAGAACTCGAAGCTGCCGTAAACCAGATAGACGGCGCTTTACAAGACTGTAAATACTGGATGACGAACTGGATGGTGTAAATGACAGTACAAGAAATTCTAAGCGATATTGATTTAAGGCTACCTAATAAATTCGCCATCAGTAACAAGATCGGCTGGATAAACTCCGGTCTAAAAAGATATGGGCAGTGGATTCCGTCTACTGCCCTACATACGTTTAACACAACGGACGATCAAGCGTACTACTCATACACAACAGGCATGGACCCGGACCGCATCCAGAAGATTGAGATTGCCTCGTCAGCCTCGTCAACTTCATATAACGAATATACCTTCGCCGGACAAAACGACGCTCTGGAGGGCGCTAGGTGGCTCAACGAAGCTACCACAAACGGTATGATGTTAAGGATATATCCCACACCATCCACCACCGTAGAGGTAAAGATATTTTATGAAGCCCAACCTGCGGCAGTTTCGCAATCATCGGACACGCTCGGTGTATCAGACGAAGGAATTGACCTTATCAAATATAATGTCATGAAGGTTATCGCCCAGGCAGGCAGTGCACCGGACATAGACATGGCTAATAATTACGACCAGGAAGAACGCGACGAACTGAAAAGAATCAAGATGAACTACTATAAGAAGAAACAACGGTTGCCGAAACAAACGAAAACCTATACGAACTCATTTTGGAAAGGTTTTTAAATGGCGAATTGGAACCAAGTCCGGTATGAGAACGCCACGATCCAAAGTGGTATCGGTAACGGCGTAGACCAAAACAAAAACCCGTACATGGTGCAGGGCGATAAAGCCGTATACATGAAAAACGGTTGTGGCGCAATTTCTCCCGGATTTCAAACAATGGAAGATGTGTATTTGGATTCGGACTTTTCCACACGGTTACCCAGACAGATATTCGCCACGCCATCAAGCGACGGCGGCACAGTAGATTACGTCAATGTAATAACTGAAACGGCATGGTACGGGAAAAGCGTATCGACTAACCCATTTTCGTCAACAGATTTTACGGCGGTTGCCGTGCTGACAACTGGCGGGTCAAGACCAGGAATGGCCCAGCTTAAAACAGGCACTAAAACCTATAATATATTGATGGACAAGATAAACAAACGGTATGCGGATATAGGGTCTACCGCGCTGGCAATTTCCAGCACCACATGCCCTCTAACAAACATCGTAACCGTATATGGAAACAGGGTATATTGTGCGCAAAACGCAGTATTGTATTATTCCGCATTGGCGAAGCCGGAAGATTGGACAACGGCAAGTGACGCGGGGAGCATACCGATAGGTTCAGCAAAAAGCGATATAACATGTTTGGTATCGTATAACAATCACGTTGTGATATTTACCATGACATCAATGCACGAATTGTACGGGAAGGGGCCGACAACGTACCAGATCGTGGACGTATCGAACTCTATAGGATGTGTGAGCCATTTTGCGGCCGCAGAGGTAAACGGGATTTTATACTGGCTTGGCAGGGACGGGGTATATTCATATAACGGCGCAAAAATAACTAAAATCAGCGATCCGTTCATTAATGAAACGCTGGATAAAATGATCGCTGCGGGTCTTGAACAAGATCAGTATTGCGCCGGAAGCTTCGCGGGACGGTTTTTCTTATCCTATCATACGACCGATAACGATGCGGATGTTGACTGGATAGAATACGATTCAATGCGCAAACAGTGGTATTCTATCGAAACAAACTTTGACGATTTATCCCCAGCAAAGACGTTGGTATACCTCGATGCGTGTTCCCAAAACGCCAATAACTTCTACGGGATAGGCAAGAACGGTTACATATATTCCCTGTGGGCCTCGTCAACAGGCCATGGGACACTATATGACTCCTTAACTTCCGAAAGTGCGCCTATCAAGTTTGAGGAATGGGGCCCTCCATACACGGACAATACGCTATCGAACGAAAAAGTATTAAAGCGCATGTATATTACTGCTGATGTAGGGAGCAAGGCAAGGTTAACGGTCGGATATACGACAGAACCGTATAATTACAAAAACCCGGAGTCTATAGAGGTTCATTCATTGGGCAACGTATTGCCTAGCCGCGATAAAGCCGTAGTGGAAGTAGATATGACACCGCAACCGGGGACAGTCCAATACTCGCCTATATTAAGTGGATTTGGAGACGTAAAGGTGTTTGGCATACAAAAGGATTATCGTATAAAGAGGAACGGCAGATGATCCTGAGATTAAACGATAATCCATTGACTACATTCGAATCATGGCAGAAAGAAATTATGTCGGAAATAGACATAGTACTGCCTTTAATGGACAGCCCGGCAGATACGCAGATAGAATGGAAAAAAACATTGATGGATTATTTTGGCGGGACAACCTATAGCCCGAATTTAAGACTATACGATAACCCGGCAGAAACACAAATGGCATGGAAGAAAGAATTAATGTTCGCGTTTAATTGAGGTGGGAAGATGGCAACATATCGAGAGGGAAATAGAGGATCGGGTGTAGCTAGTCTGCAAAGCCAACTACGGCAAGCCGGATATGACATTGCCGCAGACGGCATTTACGGTCCGCAAACTGCAGCCGCAGTCAGGGACTTTCAAGCAAAAAACGGTCTTACTGTAGACGCTATTGCCGGAAGCCAAACGATAGGTGCGCTTAGAAACATACAGGCCGCTCCCGCCGTTCCCGCCGCTACCGTTACTCCTGCATCTGCCGACGCTGCTTACGCCAGTATACCGGATTTTAGTTATGATCCAAGAAAAGACCAAGCATTGCAGCAGGACATAAAAGCCACTTCTTTAGCCGTCATGGAACAAGCAAACGAACGCGGTATACTGTACGGTACTCCAACGGGCGAAGCCATAACGCAATCTACAATCGGTCTAACTGGGAACTACAGACAGCAAGCATATGACAGGTATCTAGGACAAGTCAATATGAGACGGCAGGAAATAAACGATGCAATGACTAGGGTACAGACGCTAGGGTATGTAGATAATTATACATCCAAGATATTAGGTATTTCTCCGGGAACGCCATCGTATCAGGCGCAGAAAGACGCAAATGATTTTCAGCAACAGCTTGCTTTGATGGAAGCGGATTATAAGTTTCAGAAAAAGTACAGTCAAGCAAATAGTTATACCGGAGAAATAACGTTTCCGGTAACACCCGCATATACTCCAAAGTCTCCTGGATCACCAGAATTAGTGCCTACGACAACCTTTCCAATATACAGGACAAACGTACCTGCTTGGGAGAGAAGATAACATGTCGGATATATACGAAGCAATGCAGAAAGTCAGGGACAGGGTAAACAACCCGTTTTTGGGATACGGCCAAGTAAAGCCGTACATTGACCCAATCACGGGCGTTTTTAATGAAGAAAAGTATAAAACCGATAATGGCTATCAATATGCGCTTGATACGGTGCGCCGTAATTATAACGATTACTCAATTTCAGATCAGGACGTAAAAGGATTCATTAACCCACAAACAGGTAGTTTTGATTTACCTTTGTTTACTTCCGTTCGTGAATACGGGGAAGGATATAAAAAGCTGGGAATAGATTATACGTCTGCGCTGAACTTTTTGAATAAATACGGCGAAATGGACGTAGATAGATATAAGCAAATGAATCCATACTATGACATAGAACAAAAAACACCGCAAGAATTTACGTTTGATATATCAAAGTATAAATATGACCAGAACGATCCGATAGACGAAATGCGGCAAGCCAGGGGAGTACCGCCCAAGTCTTTATTGGACTTATACGACTTTACAGAAAGCGACGATGTTAAACTATATCAGGAAGGAAAGCTCCCGCGCTCGATGGGCGGCTTCTTAAAGTCCGACAGCGATACAGACAAACTGTTGGGCGGCCTCGGGATAGAAGGAATCACGGTACCAGAAGATCAATCGAATGCTGCCAACGTGCCAACACCGGAGGAACAGGCGCAGACAGAACAAGATAAGCAATCCATGAACGATTACTTTATGGATAAGTATGGTTATGAGGTGGCCGCCAGTACGCCTATGCCCTCAAAACCAAAAGATACTTATACGCAAGAAGAACTAAAACAGATTTTTGGCGAGGATGCGTTAAAGAATCCAAATAAGTTTATCTCATATACAACGGACGAAGATGACAAGATTCATTTTATCGATCCTAAAACCGGGAAGGAAGTGGAAAATTTCTGGACAAACGCCTACAACTTGTTGCAAGGAAATAAGGCTGTAAGCGAAGTACAGGAAACATTGTTAGCTTCTCAAAACCCTCTCTATGGGTTGTATCGGTCCATTGTGGCATCAGACAATGATTTCAGAAAGCAAAATGTTGACGATAGCTTTATGTCCTTTTTTGGTTGGTTGACTGACCCCATTAATAAAATACTAAACCTTCCCTTCACGGTAGGCGCAAGAGGGGCCATAGAGGCATCTAAAGAGAAAGGTATTTTACCAAAAATCGGCGGTTATTTTCGCGGCATGGGTAAGGGAGTTGCGGATACACTTACCAAGAACGACACGTATGATACGCGTAGGATGTTTGAAGAATTGTTGGCCCCCAAAGCAATGGCAACGCTAAAAGACAATCATCCCATTCTTTATGAAATTCTAGCCGGCGTTATGCAGTATGTTGGTCCGGATGATTTACTTCCCGGCATAGGGTACATAGATGATGTTGCGGATGCGGCAAAAATGGTCAAGGGTACGATCAACACCACGGAAGATATGCTGAGGATGGCGCGAATCAACCAAAAAGCATTAGCAAGCTTTGACGATATATCAAGCGCAGTACTAATCGTAAAAAACGCCGATGATCCTGCTGCCGCATTATCTAAGCTTGATCCTCCCGTAGCGGAAAAGGTGGTCAGTAAGCTAGAGGGCGAAAAGGTCACAGAGGCATTAGATGAAGTTGTACCCGAATGGCGCAATGAAATGGCTTCTTCAATAGACGATGCTTTACAACCACAGTATGCAGAATTAAATGGAGTAAAATATTATGATGAAGCTATGGGACCCGTCGAGGAAAGCGCACTCGCACAGCGCGCGCAGAGCTTTGAGAGAATGCCGGAAGAAGCTGCAACAAAACTAGCCGATGAACCAGTAACATATCAGCGATCCTTACAGGAAGTCGCGGAAAGTAACGCACAGAAAGTCATGCAGGAAAATGACTTTGAACTACTGCGCCGAAACGTCATTGACGGAGA